TTTTAACTCTGTAATTAAAAAAGTTATGGATGAAGGAACTTTAATTAGAGAAGAAGATAAAATTAAAACTTATACTCATCCAGAAAGATCAGACGTTATGGTTGATGTCAATATGGGTGATGGAACAACTTCTGTGTATTTTGATACAGATGAAGGTACCAGAGCAATGGGTGCAATAGGAAAAACAGCAGATGAGACTACAAAGGGTAGAACGGTAGAAGAATTATATGAAGCTGAAGAAATTTATGGACCTTATGGTAAAGAGGAGCAAGAAGGAATATCTGGTGGTATTAGTAATCTTGAAAAATTTGTTAAGAAAAAATATGCTGCAGGTGGCAGAGTAGGTTTTAAAAGCGGTAAGTTTGTTAAGGATGGTATAGCCGCACTTTTAAAATTAGGCAAAGGAAAAAAGAAACAAATGACTGATGATGAGATTAGAGATTTCGCAGATGAATTTGGTTTAGATCCAACAGAAGAGTATTATGATTTTGATGGTACTCTTGAAAGTGCAAATCAAATTTTAAAAGATCAAAAAGCTTACGAAGCAGATATGTTTCAACAATATAAAATGGGTAAGTTAGATCCTGTAGCAGGTGATAACACTCCCGCTAGAATGAAATTTTTACAAAGAAATGCTGACGAAGCAAGAGATACAGGCGATACAAGATTATTTAATCGTAATGACGCAGATGAGTTAGATAACTTAGAAAGTCAATTTGGTTCAGTTAATACAGGTGGAATTAGAAATGCAGAAGTTCCAGTAGAAATGATGACAGAAGATTTACTTCTAGCTAAGTATCCAGGTATATCAGAAAGATTAGCCAGACTAATTGGTAATGATAAAAATTTACAAAGAAAAGCAGAAGCAATTGCAGCTATTGAGCAGAGTTTAGCTTTACAAGGTGCGGGTAAATCAGTAGACGAAGTTATAGAAATTATGAAACGTGAGCCAGAAACTAAAATGGCCGATGGAGGCCCTGTCACTGAAGATGTAAGTTTGACAGTAATCAAAATACCTGATATCAGCGAGTCAGGTGTTGAATCATTATTTAAAAGAAGGTAGAATAGCCAAATGGCCACTATAGATAAACCATTACCGAATATTAACGAAGTTAATAACCCTGAAAATAAAGCGGTTGAAATTGAAACTGTAAAATCAGCAGAAGTTGTTGATACTCCAACAGGACCTGTTGAAGTAGATATGACTGAAGATGGTGGAGCAGAAATTTCATTTGACCCTAACGCTCCAGAAATTGATCCTAGTCAAGATCACTTTGCAAATCTTGCAGAAACTTTAGATGATGGAGTTTTAGAACCTTTAGGTTCTAAATTAATTGATCAATATACTGAATACAGAGAATCAAGAGCAGATTGGGAAGACACTTACAGAAATGGTTTAGAACTTTTAGGTTTTAAATACGAAAGAAGAACAGAACCTTTCAGAGGTGCATCAGGTGTTAATCACCCTGTACTTGCTGAATCAGTTACACAGTTTCAAGCACAAGCTTACAAAGAATTATTACCATCAGATGGCCCGGTTAGAACTCAAATTTTAGGTGACGTTAATGTTGCTAAAGAAGAGCAAGCTAAACGTGTTAAAGATTTTATGAATTACCAAATTATGGATCAAATGAAAGAATATGAACCAGAATTTGACCAAATGCTTTTTTATCTCCCTCTATCCGGATCTACCTTTAAGAAAGTTTATTATGACGATCTTTTAGGTAGGGCGGTTTCTAAATTCGTACCTGCAGATGATTTAATTGTACCTTATTCTGCAAATTCATTAGAAGATGCAGAAGCAGTTATTCACGTTATTAAAATTTCAGAAAATGAATTACGAAAACAACAAGTCGCAGGATTTTACAGAGATGTAGAATTAGGAACACCTCCTGTTACAGAAAATCAATTAGAAGATAAAAAATTAGAATTAGAAGGAATTTCTAAAGATGGTCAGGAAGATCAATACACACTTTATGAAATTCATACTAATTTAGATTTAGATGGTTATGAAGATATGAGTCAAGATGGTGAGCCTACAGGAATAAAACTTCCTTATGTTGTAACTGTCGCTCAAGCTAATAATAAAATTTTATCTATAAGAAGAAATTACAAAGCAGAAGATCCTAAAAAAAACAAAATCAATTATTTTGTACAATTTAAATTTTTACCAGGAACTGGTTTTTATGGTTTTGGTTTAATTCATATGATTGGTGGTTTAACGAGAACTGCAACAGCAGCATTAAGACAATTATTAGATGCAGGAACTTTAGCTAACTTACCAGCAGGATTTAAATCCAGAGGTATTAGAGTTAGAGATGATGCACAACCATTACAACCTGGTGAGTTTAGAGATGTAGATGCACCTGGTGGTAATATTAAAGATCAGTTTATGACTTTACCTTTCAAAGGACCTGATCAAACTTTATTACAATTAATGGGTGTTGTGGTTTCTGCAGGTCAAAGATTTGCAGCAATTTCTGATATGCAAGTGGGTGATATGAATCAACAAGCTGCCGTGGGTACAACTGTTGCATTATTAGAACGTGGTTCACGTGTAATGTCGGCTATTCACAAAAGATTATATGTAGGACTTAAAGAAGAATTTAAATTATTAGCTAATGTCTTTAAAACTTATTTACCACCTGTTTATCCATATGATGTTCCAGGTGCAAGACGAGAAGTTAAAATGCAAGACTTCGATGACAGAATAGATATTTTACCTGTAGCAGATCCAAACATTTTCTCACAGACGCAAAGAATATCTATAGCTCAAAGTCAATTACAACTGGCGCAATCAAATCCTCAAATGCATAATTTGTATCAAGCATATAGATCAATGTATGATGCGCTGGGTGTGAAAAACGTAAATGCAATTTTACCTCCACCTGCACAACCAATGCCGATGGATCCTGCATTAGAACATATTTTATCTATGTCACAAAAACCATTTCAAGCTTTCCCTGGTCAAGATCACAAAGCACACATAGATGCTCACTTAAATTTTATGAGATTGAATATGGTACAAAATAATCCAATGGTTATGGGTGCAATGCAAAAGAATATATTAGAACACATTAGTTTAATGGCTCAAGAACAAGTTCAAATAGAATTTGTTGAAGAATTACAAGAATTACAAATGATACAACAACAAATGCAACAAATGGGAGCACAAAATCCTGCAATGGCACAAGGAATGATGCAAAATCCACAGATGATGCAACAACAACAACGAGTTCAACAAATAACCAACGCTATTGAAGCTAGAAAAGCGCAATTAATTGCTGAAATGCAAGAAGATTACGCTAAAGAAGAAGAAAAAATTACTGGTGAGTTTGCTGGTGACCCATTATTAAAGATAAAATCAAGAGAAGTTGATTTAAAAGCAATGGATAACGAAAGAAAAGAAGAAGAAGGTCAAGAAAGATTAAATTTAGACAAGATGAAAGCTCTAATGAACCAAGAAAACCAAGAAGCTAAGCTAGAACAGAACGAAGATTTAGCAAATTTAAGAGCTGGAGTATCATTAGCTAAACAACAGATGTCTGATGCTAGTAAAGTTCACGATTTTGGTAGAAATTTTAAAAAAAAGTAGATATAACCTAAATTAAGGAGAAACTATGATTAAAAAAACAAAAGAACCTAAAGTTACAAAAGAATTAGGAGTCGGCAAAGACGGTTACCAAACTGGTGGCGTTACAATTCAAGCTACAGACCCTAATGAATCACAGGTTGTAGATGTTAAAGGCACTAGAAGAATGAGAGCCGACAAAAAACCTGTAAAAGCTACTTGGTACTAATATGTGGTTTCAGGCAATTAAATTAGCCGTTTCTGCTGGAAGTAAAATTTACGCTAACAAGCAGAAAACGAAAATGGCTATGAGTGAAGCACAACTTATGCACGCTTCGCGTATGGCTGAAGGTAAGGAAGCTTACCAAGGTAAATTGTTAGAGGCTAGGCAATCTGACTGGAAGGACGAGGCGGTTCTCATAATCCTCTCGGCCCCAATCGCAATTTTAGCCTGGGCAGTCGTAAGTGACGATCCGACTGCTATGGACAAAGTAAAAATTTTCTTTGACCATTTCGCGTCATTGCCGTCGTGGTTTACAAATTTGTGGATCCTTGTCGTGGCGAGCATTTACGGAATAAAGGGAACACAAATATTTAGGAATAACGGAGGAAAAAAATAATGAGAAAAAATGGAGTAAGAAACGGCTACAGATATGAATCTGGTGGACGTGTAGGAAAAATGGGAGGCGGAATGTCTACAGCAAGAAAAGATATGGCATCTGGCTACTATAAAGATGATATGGGTATGAAGGGTGGATCTATGTATAAAAAAGGTGGTTCTGTTAAAAAGAAAAAACAGGGTTACAAAGATAGAAAAGACGAATCAATCGCTATGAGAATCAAAAAGAAAAGAACTAAGAAACAACTTAGAGCTTCTGCTAATGAATCTTATGGTAAGTTTGGTTCTAAAGCTAAAAAATCTGGCAAAATAAACAAGTAGTTTATTATGTTTAAAAAGTGGTTAAATAAAATAGTTGAAAAACTATTTGGAAAGAGATGTAAG